TGCGGGAACGATAGGATATGCCATTTAAATCTCCTTAAAATTAATTTTTAGTACCTTTGCTAGTCGTAGACTTACCTTCTTTAAAGATAGGCATACGAGCATCACTCTGGCGCATTAAATTATTATCTACCGCCTCCGCCTGCTGTCTTGTCATCTCAGCGTAATATGCAGCTTGCTGTTGACCAAACTCCTCAGGGCGTTTGCAGAGTAATAATCCACCAATCTCGATATTGTCTTTAAACTGACCTTCACGAGCGGCTAACAACTTGTACTTCGGCTGCTCTTCCGACATCACTGGTTCCCAACCTTCTCTCATCTTGGATGAAAGATTGCGTGGATCAGCTTGGTTAAGCATTGAAACTCGAATCCATCTGTATTCAAATCCAGCCTGCTTGTCAGGTTCTGGTAGTAATTCTGGTGGCGCCCATGATTTTGGACGTTCATCAAATTCACGATTTGTTACTTCTCTAGTTGCTCTTGTTACCATGTTAGTTCTCCAGTTTTAAAAGTTCACGGACATATTGCTCTGGGGTTAATCCCAATTTTTTAGCTAAGGCTACTTGTGTGGTAGTTAGCTTGACCTTTTTAGGGGCCGTCGACCTAGTGGCCGGAGCAACAATAGTTTTTGGCTTTGCTTTAGGCTCGTCCTTTGGCTCTGCTTCTACTTCCGCTTCCTCAAAATTCTCTGGAAAACGTTTGCGCATTGTTTTGTCCAATTGCGCGTAGTACTCTTCAGATCCAATCTTTACTCCTTGACGCTTGAGCTTTTCGTGTAGCCCTAATGCTGATGCGGTCATTTCTTCATCTTGACCAAACCAAGGATTTTCAGCTTGCCATTCCATAACCCTGTCGTCTGGGCGTGGCGCTACTGGATCATTTTGTTGTATTTTTACATCAAAGTTATCCTCTTGTAAAGTTGGTAGCTTAAAATTCTTAGCTTTGTCCAAATCTAAGCTTGCTTGCACCATTTTTTGTTGAGCTTCAGCCAGCTTTTCAGAGTCACCCAAGTCATATGCTTCTTTGTAGGCTTTTTTAGCCATCTCAAGTTGCATTTCTGAAGTGTTTTTAACAGCGGTAACATACTCTTGCTCACCTGTAGAAAGCATTTGTTTGATACGTTTGTTCTCATCTAGTAGTTTTCTGGTAGCATTAATTGCTACTTCGCGCTCACGTTCTGCGGCTTCGGCACGACGGCGTTCATCGTTCCATACCCGCTTCATGGTAATCAGCTTCTTTTTGGCATCTTCGCTGTATTTGTCTAGTTCGTTGACTTCAACTTCCAGCTTTTTGACCGTTTCTGGACTAGCAGGAAATCTGCCGCGGTCTTCTTCTGGTGTATCGTCTTCAATTTCAATGTCTAGGGCTTCTTCTGCCATATCCACTGGCATTTCCTGTTCGTCTGGAAATGTGTACTTCTCTTGTTGTAATTCTGCCATCGTTTGGCTCCTTAGATAAATTTGCGGGTAATTCCGCGTGGATCGTCCACAATTGCCTCAACGGAATCATCATTAATAATGCGGAATTCTCTGCCGTGGATTACTAGGCGTGTTCCAGCATTGGGGCGCACAAGGATAAAATCACCCTGTTTGCACCAAGGTCCGGTGGGGAAACGCTCTTTATCGGCGTAACAATCTGGTCCCATGCTTACTACGAATAGGACTGTTGTTAAAATTTCGTCATTTTTTATGGTGACATCTGCTTTGGCTAAGCCGTTATCAAACTCTTTTTCAGCTTCAGGAATGGCGCAAAGTATGCGATAACCCTGTGGCTTTGGTAGTTGACTGGCTTTTTCCTCTTGGCTCTTATCGAGTACTGCTGATAAATCTACTGCTTGTGCTAAATTTAAATCATTCATCGTCGGAATGTTCCATTCTGTGTTTAAGGTCTAATGCGTACTGCTTTGCAAAGAGAAGACCTTGTATCTCCCCGCAAATTTTTTGGTAGCTTTCAAACGACTGTGCGTTCCCGGCTGACATCCATTCTTTAAGTTGTGCTGCCTTGTTGTCTAGTTCTGTGACTAAAACTTCAAAAGCGTCCATCATTCACCTTTCTGTTTTGGCTCCATTTGTTTCATTTGTGCTTCGTGTCCTTCTCTGCTTTTTTGCAGTGCAACATTAGTCATTAACTGTTTGTTCTGTAACTGATGTGCCTTATCTTTTTCAGAGATATGCTTCACAAGATCTGCGCCAATCTTCATCTTCTCGACTGTTTCGGAAGTTTCCATTTGGGCTTGAGATTTTGCTGCGTCCATAGCCACTTGTGAGGCAATGCGGGCGCGTTCTACTTTGATACGTTCTTGTTCGATCATTAAATCGTTTTGATCTTTTTGAGCTTTACGCTGCTGCTCTGCCATCTTGATCTGCATATCCTGTTGTTGTAACTGGACAAGCGGATCTTGAGCTTGCTGCTGGGCTTGTTGCGCTGCAACCTGCTGCTGGTTTTGCTGGAGTAAACGCTGGGAAGCTTGAGCCAACAATGGTGCGAGGCGGGCTTCGACTTCTGGATCCATGTGGATATCTTCACCGGATTCATCTTGTTGAGCTGGCAATGACATACCAAGCTGCTTCTCAATTTCAACGCGATACTGGAATCCAAGATGCTCGTTAATATGAGCCATCATAGCGGCCTGCAACTGCTGAGCCATAGGATTGTTCTGCAATAACTGCATAATCTTAGGATCTTTCATCGCTGACATATGTACTGTGATATGGGCTGTGTGGTCTTGATACTGGAATGCCTTAGATGGCTTCATCATCAAGATATCCTGATTTTCTGTAACAGGATCTTTTGGCTTCATATCTTCTGGCAATGGAATTAGCTTAGCCCCGTTCTTAATACCCAAGACATCAATCATTTGACGATAGAGTAATGGCATATTAAAGAGTGTTGGAGACTGCATGGCCAACTGCATGACTGCTTGATACTGCACAATCTTTTGCGCCATTGTGGACGCATTAGGATCGCTGACAGGAATAACATCTACGTTATGGTAATCAGATTGCTTGGCTTTACGGCTGCCTTCTTCTGGCTCATAGTCATAATCTAACGGAGCGTTGCGTCCAATAATTTTCTTTAATAGCTTTAATTCTTGTTTTAAGCTGTAATGAATACGCGCTTGCACTGCAGACATTACCTTTAGGGTGCGCTCCAATATAGCCAATGTTGTACCGACGGGCGCGGCAGCAGACATATCAGAAACTTGTAAATCAGCTGTGTTAGCAAAGCGACGGCCTTCTTCTACGATCTGATTTAACAATGCCATTAAGACTTGGCTTGGTTCCTTATAAGGAAGAGGCATGATGTTGTCGCGCATGACGCCTGACGGAACATCAACGTCCCTGAATTCTCCGGGGGCAATTGGAGTATCGTCCCCTTTGACACGCAACCCACGGGTCTTAAAGCCGCCCGGCAAGTTTGCAAGTGACCCTGCATCAACCAACTGACGAATAATGGAAGTGCCACTTTTAGCATAAGCGCCAATAAGGTGGATGAGACCAAAATTATAAAAACCAAAACCGGGAATATACCCATAGTGGACAAAATGCTGGAGTTTCTTGTGTCTTTCATCATCTGGCTCCCAATTACGACGGATAGACAACACCGTGCTTGTGCCTTTTTCAATTGTGACAATATAAGGCAAGGCAATTCCTGTTACTTCTCCTGCCTCGTCGGTATGCTCGTAACCTTCTAAGTCTAGGTTAACGTGCATTTCTAAAATCTTGTAGCGATCATCAGAAGTAGCGCGGAATCCCAGCTTTTCTGCAATCTTTTTCTCTACTTCGTCCAGAGCATTGACTGGATCTCCCAAGTCTACGTCGCGGTAGAATCCTGCAACCTGTAGGGCGCGCAATTCATTCTCAGTTTTGCGCATAACGTGGGTAATACGGTCTGCAGATTCAAGGCTAGATGCGCCGTAAGGCACAACCATATCTTCTGCTGGTACATACATCGCTACTTGGCGTCCTAATTGCTCATCTTCATAGACTTTTTTGAACGCATTGCCTGCTAAACCCAAGCCCCACAGCATTCTTTCTGTTTCTGGGCGATATTCTTGCATTACTTCGGTCAATTCAAAGTTCATATCTTCTTGAACACGCTCTGCCGCAGCTTTTTTCTCTGGTGTTTCTTTTCCAATCACGTGGGTTTTTACTGGACCCGACGCTGGGAAGATAGACATCATGGTTTCTGACTGGAATTTAACCAGCGCTTCGCTCAATAATGGGTGGTAAACGCCACAAGCGCCTTCCCACGGCTCAGAACGCTCCTCAATTTTAAGACCTAACAGCTCTAATCCATCAACATAGGTCTGAATCCAGTCTTTTCTTGCGCCAATATCGCTCTCAAAGTCTGAAATAAGGTCGCTAGCCATCGTAGCTAAGACACGATCATCAATTTCTTCTGCAATATTTGCATAAAAATCGTCGTTTTCTTCGCCTTCTGGGGTTAGTGGCTCCATAAAATCTCCACCCTCCTCAATGCTTACGATCTCAATCTCAATCGGTACTTCTTTTTCAGCCAGAGCATCAATCCCTTCGGGGGCTTGGTAGAGAGCTTTATCAATTGCCATAT